ACTAAATCCAGTTAGTGGAAATACTGAAGCAGTTGAGGTTGTAGACCCATTGAATACACCTGATATCGCAGTTCCTGGAGTAAACATAGCGTTATTATGATTGTTTACACCTACAACAAGTGTAAGTTTAAAGTAATTTTTCAATGCTTTAGCAAATTCTGTTGCTTGTACCTCTCTTGCTTGTTCTACTGTAAATCCTGGTCTTTGTGATTTTCTATTTGTTATCACAAATGCAAGACCAAGTAATATCTCAATAGCAGGTTTTAAAAATATTGGTTTACCAAGATGAGGGCCTTTATCTGTTCCACTAATTACAGATTGTGGAGCAGTAGTTACTCCTGGTGGTACTGCTGGCATTCCAGGTGGTAATTTTAAATTAGGTAAAGTTGAGTCTCCAACCGAAAGATGTAATTGTGCAAACTTATGAATAACTTTTGCTAAACATGCTCCTTTTAAAAAACATGCTACATCTACTGGTACTTGAGGTGGTAACTTAGATTGTTGTTCATAACATTTTACAAACCCATCTATCATGTCTTGTTTCATTGTAAGAATAAACTCTGGGTCTGTAAATCTTGTAAAGTCTTCATTTAGTTTTTCAAAAGAACCAACACTTGGTAAATCTGCTGACCCTAATAACTCATCAAATGCCGATTTTGTTGGGTTACCACTTGTGAATATTTTTATCAAGTCTTCGTTTCTTTCTAAGGCATCTCTATATTTTGATGTTCTACCACTTAGACCACCCATAGTTTTTACTATAGTCCAATCCGAAAAACTTCCAGAGTTTACATTTCTTTGACTCTCAATTTGTAAGTTCAAACTACCACTATCATACTCTTTTACAAAACCAAGAATAAAATTATCTTCACTACCACTTGCCTCAATCTTCAAACTTTGACTAACTGATAAGTTTGACGGAAATTCCTCTACTAAAGGAAAATCAATTATAGTAGGATGTTCAGTTGGTATATCTAACGCTATGAAAGAAGACCCAGTTTGTGCTGACATTTTATACTCTCCTAATCAAGTGTATGATTCTTAGATAATATCTGTTTCAATTGTAATTTTAATTGTTTATGTAGGAGTTCACCAGGATTACCTGCTTGGTTTGGATGAGGCCCGCCACCACCAACAAAGATATACTTTGGAATAGCATCAATAAGTTTTGTTAAAACATCAACGAGTTGATTTCCAAGTACCATTGGTTCTCCACTACCTGCAACTGCTTTCTCTCCAAGATTACTTTTTGTTGCTTCAGCATCCATTTTAGGTGTAGTAAATTTATAGTAAGAAGTCATCTCTTCAATTTTTTCATCACAAACAGATTCTATTTTATTTGTTACATCTATTGACATATTACCAGATGTTGCTAAACCTATTCCTGCTTTTGCAAATCCTAATAGTTTATTGTCTCTTGCATTAAGAATAAGAGTACCACTATTCATTTGTATAGTTGGATTTTGTGTATCTACAATAGTATCAAATTCTAATGTATTTAATATTGCATCATCTTCACCCAAGTCTAAATATGCTAAATCTAATGATGTTGGTTGATTTTCTGTTAATATGATTGTTGACGGGTCTTTATTAACATCTGTACTATATAAATCTCTTGGTTCTAACTCTCCAATTTTTTCTGAACTTTGACCATTACTAATAATAGTTACTGGTTTACCAAGTGTTTCATCAGAACCCTCACTCCACCAATTAGGATTTTCATCTAATATTTTATCACTTGACCCAAGTCTTATATGTTGACCAAACCTACCCTCAAGTATCACATCTCCCTCATACACTTGAACTCTTTTTATATCATTTCTTTCTGTAAAAAACTCACCTAAATCTGGAAGTTCTTCTCCCTCAACAAAAGGATTTCCATCTTCTGGTTTTTTTACATTTTCTGATGTAGTTTCTTCTAAAGCATCAAGAGCAGATATATTTGGTAATGAATTGTGATGTGAACTATTCCAGGTATTTACATTATTCATGTAGTACGATATTTTCTTATTCACATCAGTTGTTGAATTACTACTGATAAAAATTATTACTGGTACTATCTCTCCTTTTATTGGTAGTCTTAATAAACTTGGGTCTAATGGTCTTGAAATAAAATCTCTTAGGTTAGAACCTCTTTCATTTAATATTGGTCTATTTGGTTCTGTGTATATTTTTCTTACAATACAAGAATTTAAAAGACTCTTGTCTGGTTGACCATCATCATTTAGTAATTGAAATGTTTCTAAATCAGAAACTTTGTTAAGAACAAATAAAACCTCAGATGGTTCTATTTCATAAAATAAATCGGGTTCTTGTGATTTTTGTTGTGAACCTACTACTAAAGATTCTGAAGATTTGTTTATAAAAGTTTTTCTACTTTTTTCTATATATGGTTTAGCCATCGGTTACTTCTCTGTCCGTTCTTGCTTCTATTTCATCCATCTTATCTTGTACATCAAATGCCACATTTTCTAATTCAGACAATAGTTGTTTCTTTTCATCTTCACTTATCATCTCATGGTCTGTACCACCAGTTCTTGCTTGTGAACTGACAAGTCTCTGTACGATAGTTGCTATCTTTACAAGTTGTTCATCATTCTTTACACTAACATCCAAGTATTCTTTTATCAAAGGCACAACGATAGTAGCATCACCGATGTTCTTGATGAGTGGTTCAAGTTTTTTTATCAATACCTCTATCTGGTCTTTTTTTTCAACAGAGTTATCATGAATATCCTTGAACAAGGATGATAAGGTTTTACCCTCAAATATTTCAAAATCAGACATAATATGTTCCAGTAATTACTATATATAAATATAAAAGGGCCTGATAAAAGACCCTTTTAAATAACTGAATGTCTGTTAGGTGTTATTTAAAATACACCTACTACCCACATTGGTTTTCCAGAACTATCTGTTTTTGTAATATATTTTACTTTAACATCATTCAGAGTACCATTAACATCTACTGAAATAGAAGTACCATCGTCTTGTGGATATACCCCACTAACAGAAAGTTTATAACTTCCTATTACTTCTTCAATGTTTTTTTGGTTTTTTTGATTTACTGTTAATTTAGCCATTTTACAACTCCTGCTATTTTGGTTTTATTAGTTAATAAGATATCAATATGTCAAAATAGAGAACTTATATCAATCTTTCTACCAGAAAAAGAACCAGTCTGGTAATAGTTTTCACTTATTTTTAGATAGTGACTCTTCATTTGGTTTACCACTTTTGTAATATGTTGTGTCTTAACATCTGTCATTTCACGAATCATAATGTAAAGTGCTTTTTTATTAAAAT